TTAAGCTTTCTGTTGGGTGTGTGTATTGTTCTCATAAGAAAGGTTGTTGGGAAGATACAAACAATGGAAGGGGATTGCGAGTCTTCCAGTATGCCAGAGGAAAAAGATTCTTAACTAATGTAGCTAGTGAGCCAGATGTTGTAGAGGTTTTAGACTGGTAATGCATTGGGTATATAAAAAGAATCCAGACCTATCACAATTTGGGTTTGTCTATCTCATAACAAATGTGCAAACTGGTAAAGCTTATGTAGGTTGCAAGCAATATTATAACTATAAAAAATATAAAGGAAAGACTAAGAAGACAGAATCGAATTGGAAATCCTATATAGGATCTAGTAAACATTTGTGTGAGGATATAAAGAAGCTTGGAAAGAATAAGTTTTGTTTTCAAGTCTTAGCAGAGTTTAAAAATAAAAGAAGTCTACGATACTACGAATGTTACTACCAAATAAAATACAATGTATTAACTGCCACTCTGGAGAAAACAAACGAACCTGCCTTCTATAACAATTATGTGGGTGGTAAATTTTTTAGACCTGTTCAATGCTATGATGAATGTTAAAGTATCAGCCCGGTCTATCTATGATTTCACAGATAAAAATCCATACAGAAGTTTATACATAGCTGTTATAGTACAAGCTTTATTAGATGCTTCAAAGCCTGAAGAAAAGTATGAATCTAATGAGTCTAAAGAAATAAGAAACGAAGCTCACTCTTGGTTCTTTGAGTATGCTGGCTTTGAATCAACAGAAATTAGAAAGTTTGCCTTTAAGGTTATTAATTCAGGAGAATCTGAAGATGGAAAAAGAACAATCATTAGCTCACTCATCTACTGATCCACTTACTAAACAAATAGGAGGATCACATTATAAAAGTTGTGGTATTCAACCAGTAGAATATATTCATGCAAACGATTTAAATTATTTTGAGGGTAATATTATTAAATATATTACCAGACATAGGATGAAGGGGGATGGTAAAAAGGATATTGAAAAAGTTATACACTATGCAGAATTAATTCTTCAGTTAGAATATACACAAGATAAAAACAACTCTCAACTAATCCATGATTTTGAGTGAAGGGGAAGGTAATGTTTAAATCAAATAGGAATCCACAGTTTAGATCCAAGTTTAGTGAGGATATATTTTATAATAAGTATTCTCATGAGGGTGCAGAAACATTTCATGAGTTGGCTTGTACATTGGTTGAGGATGTATGCCAAGATCATTTAACCAAGGATGAGAAAGAAGAATTAATAGATCACATATCTAATCTACGCTTCCTACCCGGAGGCAGATATCTTTATTATGCTGGTAGAGAAAAGAAATTCTTTAACAATTGTTATTTGTTAAATGCCGAAGAGGATACCAGAGAAGACTGGGCCAACCTCTCTTGGAAATCAGAATCTTGTTTAATGACAGGAGGAGGTATTGGTGTAGACTATTCTATCTATAGATCAGAGGGCAAACCTTTAAAGGGTACAGGAGGAGTTTCCTCTGGGCCTATTCCTAAAATGGAAATGATTAATTCCATTGGACAAAAAGTTATACAAGGTGGTAGTCGAAGGTCAGCTATTTATGCATCCCTAAACTGGAAACACGATGACATAGATAAATTTCTTACAGTCAAGAATTGGTCTGACATGCCGGTAGGTAGCACAGGTAAAACATTATTTGATATTAAATTAGAGGACTTTAATTTTCCGGCACCCCTTGACATGACAAATATATCTGTAAATTATGACACTGAATGGTTATTAAATTATTGGGAGACAGGAGAGATAGGAGATGTCTTTAGGAATAATATTAGTCAGGCTCTTAGAACAGGAGAACCAGGATTCTCATTCAACTTCTTTGAAAAAGAAAATGAAACCCTTCGCAATGCCTGTACCGAAGTTACTAGTGAAGATGATAGTGATGTGTGTAATCTTGGCAGTCTTAATTTTGCTAGGATTGATGATCTAAATCAGTTGCAAGAAGTTGTACAACTGGCAACAAAGTTTCTTTTATGTGGTACAACCAGAGCAGAGCTTCCTTATCCTAAAATTTACCAAGTGCGAGAATCTAATAGACGTTTAGGTCTTGGCCTGATGGGTTTACATGAATGGCTTATTCAACGTGGACTTAAGTATCAAACCACTCCTGAATTACACAGATGGTTAAAGGTATATGAAGCCGAATCAGATAAAACTGCTAGATATTTTGCTGATAAGTTATCTTTATCAAGACCAGTAGCAGTACGGGCAGTTGCCCCTACTGGCACTATAGGTATTCTTGCAGGGACTTCTACTGGAGTAGAGCCTATCTTTGCTGTAGCCTATAAGAGGCGATACCTTAAGAATAAACGATGGCATCATCAGTATGTGGTGGATAGTGCGGCCCAAGAAATGATAGAACTTTATAATGTAGAACCTAATAAAATTGAGTCTACCCTTGATCTAGCTACTGACTATGAAAGAAGGTTAAGCTTCCAAGCTAATGTGCAAGAGTATGTAGACATGTCAATATCCAGCACCATTAATCTTCCAGAGTGGGGAACAGAACATAATAATGAAGATCTTGTTGATCCTTTTGCACAGACACTAGCTAAATATTCTCATAGATTAAGGGGCTTTACCTGCTATCCTGATGGCTGTAGAGGAGGACAACCTCTTACTGTAGTTCCTTATGCAGAAGCGATAGATAAATTAGGTGAAGAGTTTGAAGATAATATACAGCCTCATGACATCTGTGAAATTAGTGGGGCAGGTGGAATTTGTGGAGTCTAGACTTGACAAGCTATATTTTTTGTAGTATAATATATATAGAAGGATAAAATAAATTATGAAAAGAACTGAAAAAATAAATACTGTTTTTATAGGATATGATCCTAGAGAAAAGACAGCAGCTACAGTCCTAGAATTTTTAATAAAGGAGAACTCTCCCAAACCAATCAATGTTAAGCTCTTAAGGAAAGATATCCTAGAAAGAATGGGATTGTATTATCGAAAACATTCTACTGTAAACGAACAGAATATTGATTCGATAGATATGAGGCCATTCTCCACAGAATTTAGTTTCAGTAGATTCTTGGTGCCAGCACTTATGATGTATGAGGGCTGGGCCTTATATATGGACTGTGATATGTATTTGAGAACAGACATTAATGAACTCTTTGAAGAATATGACAGTGACTTTTACCCAGTCTATTGTGTTAAGCATGATTACAATCCTACTGATGTCTATAAAATGGATGGCAAGCAACAATCTAATTATCCTAGAAAGAACTGGTCAAGTTTTATGCTCTGGAATTGTGGTCATGAATTAAATAAAAAGCTCACACCTAAAGAAGTTAATACCCAGCCTGGATCTTATCTTCATCAGTTTCAATGGCTTCCTGATAAGGACAGTGCCTTGGGTACTATTCATGAGGAATGGAACTGGCTTGATAGTCACTCTGATGAAGAGATAATACCAAAGAATGTTCACTTTACTACAGGCGGTCCCTGGTTTAGGGGATGGGGAAGTATCCGTGCCACTGATGGATTATATGCTTCTGAATGGAATCAGGATTATTCTTTCTTACTATTACGGGATAAAGTAGATGCCATATAAAGTAGTTACTGCCTTTAATGAAACATTACTACAACAAGGAACAATAACTTTATTAAATGAATTTAAAAATAATTGGGAAGCTAGTATAGATATACATTGTTATTATTACGATGTTGATTTAAAAAATTATTCCCTACCTAAAGCTTCTAATATTTATTATCATAATCTTTTAGAGATATCAGAATATAAAGAATTCCTGGAAAACTTTTCCAAACATGATGGAACCGAAGATGGAACTATCATCTACAATGACGTTTTAAATCCATTAAAATTTATTCCAAAAGTTATGGCTATATCAGAGTGTGCTTTTAATTATACAGGGGGATGGTTGTTATGGCTTGATCCTTACATTATTAATCGTAAGCCTGTATCTGAAAAAGAGTTAGCCTCTCTATTCCCTGAATCTAATGCTATAGATC